AATTTTCATAATTAAGACTTATGTTTCTAATCTGGTATCTACTAGAAGTAATTGCAACTAACCCTCTGCCAGAAGTTTCTCTAACATATTGTTGTGACATTCTATATTGAGATGCAAAAGGAACACCTATGTAAACACTGGTATGATTACCTTCTAATGTATAATTAGAACCTGTTGTATTTGTCAGTGAATAGTTGTTACCATTAGTAGCATCAACTGCTATTAAACCTGTTTTAACTCCATAAGGAGAAGTAACTGTTGTTAAATTAGTTCCAGCATCATACGTGCCTGTTACTAATTTTTTTAAATCTAAATAAACAGAAAATCCAATTGTAGTATCTTTTAAATTTCTTAAATCAATTTTAAATAATTTAAGGTCTGTATTTTCATTTGCTAATACATAAACAAAACTATCAGTTGACATGGCTCCTAATATTTTTAAACCAGTAAATGACCATTTAGACCAAGCTGTTTGAACTTTTTCACCTCTATCAAAAAAGTATTTATAAATATACATTGTGTTTGCATTAACAGATGTAACAGCACTTCCTGAAACATATGGTGCAACTTGTGTATCTGTAGTGTCAGCAGCTAATGCTATTAATGTATCTTCCGTTGTATTACTAATTAATTGATAAACATTGGTAGGTAATAAATCTTGTACTGAAACTGTAATATCTAAACCATCATTTGTTAATGTATTATCATCAGCAAAATATTCTCTAATTGCTGTGTTGTTATTTCTTGATTGTGCAAAATATGCAAACTTACCAGCAGACACAGGCCTCACATTATCATCATGTTCAAAACTTGATACTTCATTAAGTATTGCTGTAGTAGGTGTAATTGCATCACTACCTGCTGCTCCTAATTTATATTGAGCTGTATCAGAAAATAATAATAAAGATTCATTAAAAGACACTGAATTTTTTAATGTGTTAACTTGTGTTCCTGAAGCTGCAATATCAATAGGGTCTGTATCTAAAGTCTGTGTAACTGTTGTTGCAAACAAATTAAAGAAGTCAGCATTTTCAGTAAAAATTAAATTTTCTCCAGACAAAAATCCTAATCTATTTTTGTAAAATGTTAAATTATTAATTTTTCTATTGACAAAAGTAGGGTCAGCATTTGAATCACTATCACCACATTTTCTATCTGTCCAATCTAATTCTTTAAAAGTAAATGTGCCATCATTATTATTAATTAATGCATGTGGCATTGTTGAATTATTTAAACCTAAACTTGTTGCTGGTGCAATCGTTTCTTCCCAAACACCATCTGTTTTAAATTCAACCCAATAATCACTTATAACATCACCTTCAGCACCAATAACTTTTATTTTACTGCCAGATAAACCGTGATAAGGTAATTTTGTAAAATCTGATATTTCATCTTTAATAGAATAAAAAGTGGAATTACCTGCTCCATCTCCAGTTTCTATTGTATATAATGGGTCATTATCTTTAGGTTCACCATAGATAACAGAGTTCATTAATTGAAAATCAAAATAAGTTGTAAATCCTGAATATGTATTTATACCAGCTGTAGTAGATAAAACAGCGTTTGTATCTGTTCTAACTATTTTAATTTCAGCAGAAGATGAAGCATCCCAATATTGACTTGCAGTACCATTAAATATAATATCTGCAACGTGTTTGGTATCTCTAAAAGTTGTATCATGGTTTGCATCAGAACCATCAGGCATTTGCAATCTAATTTCTAAACCATATCCCAATGCTGCCTGCATATCTGGGTGTGTTAATTTGATAGTGTATTCATTACCATAATTAGTAGCAACACAATTAACATAAAATTCTTCATTTCTTGCAGCACTTGTATTTGTATCTGCTAACACTGTTATAGATTTATTAACTATAAAAGAATAATCTGCAATATTAACTAATTTAAAATCTGTTCTAGGATTTGTAGAAGTCAAATAACTTGCTCCACTTGCAATAGTAACTGTTTTTGAATTACCTTGTAAATCCCAAACTTTAACACCACCATTATAAAATGTTACAATATATTGATTGTTTTCATCTCTTTGAATAGACCAAAATTTAGTTGTGTTAGGAAACACATTTGTAGCGTCTAATGTAGAAATGTAATCTAATGAAGGTCTTTTTGACAAACCATCTACAATATTGTTTTGTAAATTAAGTTGTAATTCACCTTGATTTATTCCTCTTTGTGTAGGTGTTTGTTGAGAGATACCATTCAGAAAATTAGGAATACTCTGAGATACTACTCTACCCATTAGTAAGTCCTTCTAGTTGGTCTGTTTATAATTGAGTATGTATTGTAGTCACCTTCTAAAATATTAACATCTGCTTCTTGGCTATCAGCTTGATGAAATGCCATTAAAGCTTCTTGTTCATCATTTGCAATTAATTCAACAATACTTTTATCACCTAAAAATCTTGACGCAAATCTTCTTGCTGCTTTAGCTGTAATGTATTGTCTAGCATATTCTGGAAGTTGTTCAAATTGTTGTACTAAAACTAAGTCAACAGAGGCAGGAGCACTTGTAAAAACATCTGTGTGTCTTTCTAAATCGTATAAATATCCATTTCTAAGTGTGTAATTTAAATGTCTATAATCTTTACTTGCATCAGCTTTAACACAGTTAGACGGTAGTGGTATTCTATTGTCTTGGTCAAGAGCTAATGAAGTCCATTTTTCATGTGTATTAAAATGCCATCCAATACTTTGGACAGACATTGAAGTTTCATCTAAAATATTTTTTGCTGTAGATACATCAACAGTTGTTGTTCCTGTAATAGAGTTAACAGGTGCTTCTCCAATAACAGACAACATAATGTTTATCGCTTGTAACTCAGTTGTAGGTATAATTTGTGTACTCATAATCTCCTATAAATATATTTTAGATAAAACTAGGGGACAGATAATCCATCCCCTAGACTTGTTAATTAAGATATTTTAACTTTCTTTTCTTGTTTTTCTTCTGGAAGTTTTTGTTCCAAAGATACTTCAAGAATACCATCTTTGTAATCTGCTTTTACAACGTTTGTGTACTCAGCCAATTTGAACGCTTGTTCAAAAGACCTTTCTCCAATACCTTTGTATAAGAAATCACCAACAGATGATTTATCTTTTTTACCTTTTACTTTTAAAACATTTTCTTTAACACTAACATCAATTTCAGATTTACCGAAACCAGCTAATGCCATAGAAATTTTGTACTCACCATCTTTTACTTTTTCAATATTGTATGGTGGGTAACCTACTGTTTTAATTTTAGACAGTTCATTAAATAGGTCATCAAAACCTACTGAGAACGCCTTAAACGGTGTAAAGTCTAGTGTCATTTTTTCTCCTTTGTTAAGCAAGTTTAATTAAAGCACCCACTAGAGGCATGCTTTAAAGTTTATTATTAATAGAAAAGGGGAACCTAAGTCCCCCTAATCTATTTAGTAGTTATTAAAGATTAAGCTTCTTTAATACCAACTGCCGCTTCAGGTCTCAGAACTCCGTGACCCATAGCGTATTTAGCAACCATTAATGTTCCTTGTCTTCTGATATCGTATTCAGATTCAACAGCCAAGTCCATTAATTTTACAGTTCCAACCGCAGAAGGATGTGATACTAAACAAACATAGTTTGTTAAAGTCACAGCTTGTGGGTTTGAACCACCAGCAGTTGCAGAACCAGCCGCAGGGGCAGCAGAAATGGCAGCTGCAATCTCATCAAAATGAGCAGTAGGAACTAATTCAATTCCTGCAACTTTCATAACTTTACCGTCTGCAATTGAACCTTGACCACTAAAGTCAACATTCACTACATTAGTTCCGTTTGCTAGTTTGTAGTATTCTTCCAATTTAATGAAAGCTTTTCTACCTTCTTTTGGTACATAGTTAGCATCTAAAGCTTTAGCTGCATCAAACAATGAATCAATCATTGCATTTGCTGCTGTAGAAGCTGTAGCACTAGCGATACCAGTGTTAGTTATTACAGTTCCTGCTCCATAGCCTGAATCAGCTACGTTTGCAGAAGCTTGTGCTGCTTGACCAATAGTTTGTAAGATATGCTTATCTTTTTGGAAAGCAAGTGCTCTACCGATTTCAGTAGAATATGCACTTCTTACATCCCAGTGGTTTTTAGCTTCTTCAATATTTGATAAAAATACCGAAGATAAAAGTAGGTCATTAATAGTAATAACCTTTTCGTTGTGGTTTACATCAGAACCGAGTATTTCGGCACCAGCAGTGTGGTAAGATGCTCCGACCCTTCCCATTACTGGGAAAGTTGCAGATTTGCCAGAAGCGATACTTCTAACCATTTCTGCACCAGCTGTTACTGAAGCTCTATCAAATGAAGTAAGTACCTCACCTGCAAAAACTTTCAGAAACAATGCATCTTCACTACCAGAAGCGTTAACTCGACCTAATGATACAGGCGTTGCTGCTGTCATGTTTTTTCTCCTTGTTGTGTTGTTATTGTTAAATAAAAGTCTCTACATTATCCTCAGCTTTTACCCAGATTGTCGCCCTCAAGCGGTCAAGTTATTACACTTACTTTTATGTATTGACAGTTGCCCTCTAAAAAGAGTGCACAACTATAATGCCATGTGGGTTTTACCCCACAAGACAAATTCTTTATTTTTTCTTAGCTGTCTTAGCAGCTCTTTTAAATTGTTTAGCAGTCGGTGCACCTTTGCTTCCAACTTTACGCATTTTCTCACCACTACCAGCTGCTATTCTTTTACGTTTAGCATGTATATTAGCGTATAAACCTTTTTTCATTATGCTTTCATTCCTCTTTTTTTAGCAGTTGCATAAAATACTTTAGTACCTTTTTTCTTACCATAACTTTTAGTCATAGCTTTTTTCATCTTACTTGCTTTTTTAGTTAATGGCATAATTATAAATTACTGTTTTGAAGTTTTTGTTTAACTTCATTTTGATACGCAATATCTTTAGCATATTTAGGATTTGACATTGCTTCAGTAACTTGTGCCCAAGATTGAAAACCTTGTTCAACACTAGGTGTAGCTTTGCCAGACATTAATTTAGGTTCAGTTCCGTTAGCTCTTTCGTATTGACCTTTAAGAGCATTAACAGCAAGTTTAACTGTTTCCATATCTGAACTATTTACCGCTTTGTTATATGCTTGTTTCTCACCATCCGTCATATTTTCAGCAGCCCAATCAACCATTTCTTTATACGCAGTATCACCACCAACAGTATTTTTAATATCTGTGGAATATTTTTCAGCCAATGCTTGTTGACCAGAAATATAGTTATCAACATATTCTTTTGTTATCCCAACTTTTTCTAATGCTTCGTATGATTTAGCATCTAATTCACCTTTTTCTGCATATTCATTCTGCAATGAAGTCATATCTAAACCAGCAGATTCAACTGCTTTTTCAGCTACTTCTAAAGTGTTCTTATTTGCTTCTTGTTCTTTTAAAGTAGTTTTCCCAATTGGGTCAACTTCTTCTTTTTGAGATTGTCCACCAAGTTTCTTTTCTAACTCAGCATATGATTTAGCCAGTTCCTCAACAGAATTAAATTTTTCTGGTAAGCCTTCTGGTTTACTTTGTGTTGACTGTGTCTCGTTTGTTTGTTCTTGTGTTTCTACAGGCTTTTCTGAATTAGTTTCAGCTGCTTGTATTTCTACTTTTTCTACCATTTATTATTGTCCTTGTTGTTGTTTCATTACGTTGTTTACAGCAGGTGCAATACCCTTTTCAACCATTTGCATCATCTGTTGATTTTGCATTTGTTCTTCCATGGCTGCTTGTTCCTGTTGCATTTGCTCTGGAGATTTAACTAATCCCTCAGTGTCTATACCTAGACCAGTAGCAATACGTTTGACTAAATCGTCAGTGTTCAATGATTGAGCAATCTGAGGATTTACTTGTGCTAAGTTTCCTATCTCAGCAACAAATTCTCTTAATTTTTGTAAATCATTTCCTCTACCTAACGCTTCTATTCCTGTAATAATAGTAGGTCTAACTGAATCTTTTGGTAATGAAGGAATTTCTTTTGATTGTGACATTCTTTTCATTAGTATTTTAACTAATGGTAATTGAAATTCTTGAGACAGTAATGAATAAATACCACCCATAGAAGTTTCTAATTGTTCTGCCATATATCTAATTTCTTGTGCTGTAACTCTTTCAGCATCTCTTTGTATTGCAGTGTGTAATAAGAAAGCATATGACATACGCTCTTCTAATTTACCAATACTTCTTTCAACTACTTGTAAATCATATTGTTTTTGAGCTTGCAGTACAGACACATCATCTTGGGTACCTGTAATAATATCACCATTTCTTGTATTAGCTAAATCTTTTTTTCTAGTAACAGAGTTAGGTCTAACCATGAATACTACTTTAGAAGATGCAGCAGCACTTTCAACAAGTGCTTGAGACAAACCTTCTAATGATTTTAAATCACCAATAAATTCTTCAACATAACTTCTACCGTAATCTTCATTATCAACTCTAACCATTCTCAATGCTTGGTAAGGAAAATTATCAACTGTGTATGAACCAATTGAAGAAGGTATTTTTATACCTTTAACTTCTTGACATACGTAAAATTTATCTTTTGCTGTTTTGTAAATATGTGTAAATAAATCTATGTCTTCATCATCTTTATAATCAGAATCTTTTGCAACCATCATTTTAACATCTTCATCTAAAGACATTGGACTGATACATTCTTTAATAACAATTTCTAATAACTCACCTGATTCATCTCTTCTACACACATAATTTGTAATAGGATAAACTCTCATATTACCTTGTTTAGGTAAATAAGTAAGTACGTTTCCAGCTACAATCAAATGTTTCAACGCTTCAAATACAGAAACTCTTAAAGCAAGTTGTTCTATTTTATTTGATACTTCTCTTTCAATTGTTGCTAATGATTTTTCAATTTCTGATTTTAATTCTTTTTGTTGTTCTAAATCTTTTTTAGCGTTACCTGAAATTGATAATCTAAAAAATGGGGAATTAGGGGGAAGTAATAATAGTAGTAATTTAGAAGCTAAGTTATTAACGCCTCTTGCTCCTACTGATTGAAAAGGATTGTATAAGTCTGTTGAGACATGAAAGCCATCTGGTGGCAATAAGGAAGGTATTGTTAGCTCACTACATTCTTGAGCTCTATCTAAAAAGTGTTCTCTGTTCTCTTTTAATTTTTCGTATCGTTGTTTAGCGGTCTCTTGTAATAATCTGCTGTTGCTGTAGTCCATATATTACTGTATATTTAAACCTGAACTTGTAGGTATATTCAAACCAGATGAAGTCTGTAAAGAAGATGTTCCTCTTCTTCTAGCTTTTTTAGCAGTCATTTCTGCTTTCTCCGTAGTCGCAGCTGTTTTAACTGTAGGTGCCACTTGCTCTCCTATTGGAGATGGTGGTGGAGCTGGTGGTGGAGCTGGTTGAACTTCAGGTACTTTGGGTGCTGATAGACACATATTATTTATTTTCTGACCTCTCTTTTAAAGTGTTGATGAATCTTACTACATCTCGTTGGCCTGCTTTAAAGTACACTGTTTTAGTGTCATCAGCTAAACTAGGTGATTTCTCAGGAAATACTTCATTTAACATCTTAACTAAATCAACTGCCAGTACAGGCATAACTAAATCTTCAGATTCATTCATATTTTATTCTTCTAAAAAGGGCACTTTAGTCAAACAGTGACCCTGTGATAGTACCTTTGTTATACTCAGTTGCTCTATTTTCAAAGAAATTAGCATGTTCTACGCCATTTAATACCCAGTCCAACCATGGTAATGGGTTATCTTTTACATTGTAATTAGGTTTTAAAGACAATTGTAATAGTCTTCTATCAGCAATATATCTAATGTATTGTTTAACTTCTTCAGGTTTCAAGCCTCTAATACCACCCATCTCAAAAGCTAAATCAATAAACTTATCTTCAAGGTCAACCATATCACGACATGTCTGATAGATATTCGCCTTAAATTTTTCTGTCCAAATATTTGGGTTTTCTTTGACTAAAGAATGAAACAATTTAATCATGTTTTCTACATGGTGTGTCTCATCTCTAATAGACCAAGTAACAATTTGGCACATACCTTTCATTCTTCCATATCTTTGAAAGTTTAATAACATAACAAAAGAAGCAAACAATTGAAGTCCTTCTCCAAACGCAGAAAAACAAGCCATGTCTAAAGCTAATCCTTCTATGCCTTTACCTTTTGATTTAAATAGATAAGTATGTTTATCAGCCATTTCTTTATACTGTTGAAATGCTTTGTATTCACTGTCTGGTAATCCAATCGTATCATTAAGTAATGAATAAGAATGTGCGTGGTTTGCTTCGCTAGTTGCAATAGCAGACAACATCATTCTAATTTCAGGTGGTTTAAATTTAGGAATGTATTTATCAAGATATGCTTGTGCAATATCAACATCACCTTGAGTAAAGAATTTTAATATTTGATTAATTAAATTCTTTTCTTCTACTGTTAATCTTTCATTCCAATCTCTGATGTCTTCATGCAAAGGTACTTCACTTGGTAACCAATGCATTTTTTGTTGCATGTCATAAGCTTCAAAAGCCCAGTCATATTCAAATGGTTTATAATGTACTCGTTCTTCAAATAGCGGCATAGTTTATCCTTCGCATGCCAGACAGCTATCAGCACTAGCTTCTGGTATTATTGTTCTTGCAATTTTACTTGATACTAACTCGGCTCTTTTAATAGCTTCTGAGCGAGTGTAATAAAGTGTTTTTAATTTTTTCTTCCAAGCCAACATATGTAGATTATGTAAATCTTTAATGTGTACGTCAGCTGGAATAAAAATGTTTAAGCTTTGACTTTGACAAATGTATTGTTGTCTGTCAGCAGCGTGTTCAATTACCCATTGTTGGTTAATCTCGATAGCAGTTTTGAAAACATCTTTCTCATATTCTGACAAATCTTCGAGATGAGCAACCGAGCCTCTTTGCGAGACAATGGATGTCCATATATTATCATTGTTTATCCCTTTCTTTTCTAATAATTTTTCTAAATGTTTATTCTTAACTAAGAAAGAACCAGACATTGTTTTTTGTACATAAGCATTTGCTCTGAATGGTTCTATTGATGGTGAAGTTGTTCCACAAATAATAGAGCTAGATGCATTAGGTGCAATAGCTAATAGATGTGCATTACGCATCCCTGTGCCTTCCATGTCAGGAGCCTCACCTCTCTTGACAGCAAGTCTTTGTGATTCAGCAACAGCTTGTTCTTTAATACTTTTAAATATTTTCATATTAATAGATTTAGCTAAAGCTGATTCAAAAGGTATTGATTTAGATTGTAAATATGAATGAAATCCCATAGCACCTAAGCCAAGACTTCTCTCGGCAGCAGCACTAAACCTAGCTCTAAATAAATTTTCAGGAGCATTGTCAATAAAATATTGTAATACATTATCTAAGAATCTAATTAAATCAGGTATGAATAATGTATCATTTTTCCATTCATCATACTTTTCTAAGTTAACACTTGATAGACAACAAACAGCTGTTCTGTTTTCATTTGTCGGTAAAGTTATTTCAGAACACAAATTAGAATGGTGTACTTTTAATCCTAAATCTTTTTGTGTTTGGGGTAATCCATCATTGATAGTATCAATAAAAGATATATAAGGCTCACCAGTATTAACTCTAACCTCTAATATTTTTAACCACAAATCTCTAGCTGATACTGTGCGTACAACTTTTTTTGTGTGTGGGTCAATAAGATTCCAACTGTCATCATAAGTAGGTTCTTTAATACACTTGTCTATTAACTCCATGAAATCATTTGTTATATTAATTCCATGATGTAAATTTAAATTCTTTCTATGTGCATCACCGCCAGTAGGTTTACGCATCTCAATAAATTCTATAATTTCTGGATGTGATATGTCCATGTAAGAAGCATAACTTCCTCTTCTAGTTTTACCTTGAGAAAACGCTAGTATCTCACTGTCAACTACATGCATGAATGGTATAGTTCCTGAACTAGCACTGCCGCCTGAAGTGGCCACACCATCAGAACGCACATGTCCCCAGTAACCACCTATGCCACCACCAACAGAAGCAAGCCAAGCGTTCTCTGTGTAATGACCAGTTAATCCTTCTCTACTATCACCTACATAATTTAAAAAACATGAAATAGGCATGCCTCTTTTAGTACCACCATTAGACAAAATAGGCGTTGAATACATAAACCATAACTTAGATGCGTAGTCATATATTCTTTGTGCCATTTCATCATTATCTGAAAAAGCTTTTGCAGCTCTCATAAATGCATCTTGTGGTGATTTTTCTTCTGGCAATAAATATCTATCTTGTAATGTTTTCTTACCAAAGTGTGTTAATAAATCGTCTCTACTATACTCCATGTAAATTTGCTAATGCTCCTGATGTTGAATAAGCTACGTCTTTTATTGAAGGCACAGTTATTAAACTATTGTTTCTATCTAATAATTTGTATTGAATTTTTGTTGGTTTAAATTGTTCAAGATGTTTGAATACAATTTCTTCATGTAATGTAGAACAAGTATAAACATCTAATTGTATTAAAGATGGATTGTCTTCATCCCATACATGTAATGCTATGTGTGATGTTTCAATCACAGCAACACAAGTAGCTCCTTTGTTTCCTTTTTTGTCACAATAAAAAGCTTGTGGTTCTCCCATCAATTTCATTTTAATTTGTGGGACTAAATCTTTAACCCATGTTTTAACTTCTTCAATGCTTTTAGGTGGCTGTGTTACCACAGCTCTAACAATTAAATGTTCGTGTGTAAGTATCATTATATTTTTGTTCCAAATACAGAGTATTCTTTTTCTGGTTCGTAGTTAAGTGTTACGCCAACTGGCTCTGGAAATTCTTTAGCAATAATCATATCAATATATTGTTTTGCTTTTTTTAAATCTTCCAATTGTTTCTCAGCTGACAAATGTTTTTTATTCCAACGGCAAATGTATTTAATTACATTGCCTTCTGCATATGGAATATTATTTTGCATGATAAAAGTAGCAGGCTCAATAACCATTGAATAATGTTTTGGTTTTTTTATTGCATCCATAATTTTACTTCTCCTGTTTCTTTATTATATTCACCATGTCTAAGTATGCGTGCAACCCTTGCTTGTTGTAAAGCTTCACCTTCGGTGTAACCTTTTTCTTCATACAACTTAATAACTATTTTCCATAGGTCTAAAACGGGTACCATAGTATATTTACTTATAAGTTTTTCAGCTGTTTTAATACCAACGCTAGGTAAACCAGTGTAACCATCAACGGCATCACCAGATAAAGTTTGTATCATAAACCAGTAGTCAGCTAATTTTAATGGTGTCTCTTTAAACAACACACCATCTGTGGATAAAGTAGCAGGTATTTGTTTAAGGTCTTTATCAATTGAGACAATAATTCTTTCTTCATCTGTTGGTTCTGTTGCCATAATACCTAAGACATCATCAGCTTCTAGGTTTTTCCATATAACACCATTATGTTTTTCCATAACATATTTACGCAAAGCATTTAAAACCATTGGTTTTCTTTTTTCTTTTCTATTTGCTTTGTATGTAGGCATAACATCTTTTCTGAAATTATGTTTATCAGTTAACGCAACAACATAATCGTCAGCTTCAAGTTGTGAACCCAAGTCTTCTATCTGTGCATCAACATCTGCTATGCATTGTTTCTCATCACAGTGTAAAGTCCAAAGTCCATCACCCCAATGAGTGTCCACTTCATTTTGAGTAGCTATTTTATAAATTAAAATATCACCATCAATTAGTAATACTCTTTTCTTAGCCATATATTATTTTCCTTTCCTGTAATTTACGTTAAATTTTTTGCCAAAAATATTTCGGACAATGGAATTAAAACAAACTTACTTCGCCATCCATCACCACCATTTTTAAGTGTGCCAATATATTTTTTAGTTAGTTTCTTAATTGTCTTGGTATCAAAAATTAATCTACAATAATCTTTATCACCATTAGCAAGTATGTGAACCCAATAATCAGATTTGGTTACCATAATACCAGACGGTTTACCATTACATTCTATTTCAATTGCAATGTTACCAGTTTTAAACCACCAATCACGTTCTGTTTTTACTTCTAACTTTCCTTCTTTTAATATTTTTTCAATACGTTCTTCTCTATCTTGTCCGTATCTTAAATCAATATCAAATTTATTATTTGCTTTAGTCATTAATGTGTATCACTCCAATTGTCTCCTATTTTATACTCACCTGTTAATGGAACTCTTAAATTAAAATGTTTGCCAGTACGTTCTATGGCCTCAACAGCTAATTTACCTATTTCATCAGCATCTTTTTCAAGACACTCTATTTGTATTTCATCATGCACCCAAACAACTTGTTGTGCATCATGGTATTTTAATAATTTATCAAATTCAACAAGCCATTGTTTACATACAATAGCACCGCCAGATTGTAATAAAGTATTCAGTGCAGCGTGTGATGAACGAACTTTAATTTTTCTTTTGTCAAGACCAATTAAATAACCTCTTTCAGCTGCTGCTTGAACTTCTGTTATTAATCTATTTAAAGCTGGTAAATTATTTAAGAAACGTTTTTTAATTTTGGATGCTTCTGCCATAGTTTTACCAGTTACTAACCCTATCTTTTTCACACCACCGCCATAAAGAAAACAGTAGTAGAATCTTTTGGCTAAGTCTCGGCTGTCTAAACCTGCTAATTTTTGTGTCTCAGAATGTATGTCACCCTCAAGAACAACTTTAGCATAGTCACCGTTATCGTACTTAGCCATATAGTGAGCCAACATCCTCACCTCTAAACCAGAGACATCAACGCCTACAAGTTTTTTACCTGCTGGAACCGTAAATAAGGCTCTACATTCTTTACCGTAAGGCACATTGACACTTGGTATTTGTGCCATGTTTGGGTACGAATGTGTTGCTCTAGCTGTAACAGTTGAATTGGTATTACACACTCCATGTATTTTCCAATTCTTTTCATGCTTTAACCAAGCTTGTGCTCCTGTAGCTAGTTGCCCAATTCTTTTATCTAATAAAAAATGTTCACACAATATTTTAGCTTCTGGATATGGTAATGAAGCTAATACTGTTTCATCTAATTTAGGTTTACCGTCTTCAGTAAATTCTTTTGGTTTCCAATTATGAATAGATATTAATTTTTCTGCAATATCTTGTCTGCTTGATGGATTAAATGTTTTTGTAGATTCTTTATAAAACACTTGACCTTTAACATATCCTCTAGCTTTGTTATTTACTTTAGGAAAAAATGGTGTTTTAATTGTTTCAGGTGGAAACATTTCTTGAAATTTATCTTCAAGTTCTAATCTTCTTGTATTTAATTTTGTGTATAATTCTCTTGCAGCTTCTAAATTAAAAGTAAATCCATGCTGCTCTTGTTTGTAAATTAACTTAGCAACTTCATGTTCTAATTCCATTGCTTGAATTGAATATCCTTTTTCAATTATCATGTTGTATAATTTGTGTGTTACTTCAACATCTTGAATACAGTATTCTAACATTTCAGGTGTAAATGTTTTCCAATCAGTTTCAATAGCTGTCTTGTAAGTTCCAATTCTATTACCCCAAGCTTTTAAACTGTGTCTTCCAATGCAATCTCTAGGAAAATCTTTTCTTTGAAAATCTTTTTCTTTTACATCTGGGTATAACAATCTTGTTGCTACCAAAGTGTCAAAAATTTTTGCGTTAGTTTCAAAACGAAGATAAAGTTTTTTAAGAACAGGTAAATCATATTTAATTATATTATGACCTATTAATAATTCTGCTTTTCTTAATTTGTTAACAGCTTCATCTGTTGTCAATTTTAAAATCTCATTTGTTTCAATATTTTTTAAAACAATACAATGAATTTTAGTGACATTTTCTAATAAGCCGTCAGTTTCTAAATCAAATATATATTTCATAGTTTTATTTTTACAATTTTAATTACATTGCTAGTTGGAATTGTTGTTACATTGCCTACATCAGCAACAAGATTATCATCATCAAAATTTAAATCAGCTGCAATTATATGTATGCCACCAGAAGATTTAATAAGCCATCCAGTTGAAACACAAATAGTTGGTTTTGATTTTTCTGCTGCATTTAGGTGCTGCCACCCAGCATCTGAATTTATATCAGACCACCAGAGCTGAACAAAATCAGCATCCAATGTTTTTTTATTCAGTGTTGGAAGGTTTATTTTCTTTTTCATCAGTTTGTTTTTCTTTTTTGTTTTCTTTTTTATCCCCAAATATTTCTAACCAGCCTTGTTTATAGGCTTCATCAGGTATCATTTTACCGTCTCTCATTTTTTTATCTACCATATATTAATGTACTGTTGTTGTTTTTGTTTTTAATTGCCATGCATGATAAGTTTGTTCACACAATTCAGATATTGCATTGTCAATAAATTTTTTAACTTTATCACTTGGAACTAATACTATTATTTCTTTTTCTGGATTTAATTGTGCTTTAATTAAATGTGCCATAACATATTCTGTCCAACTGTAAGCTATATTTTTATTAGAAATCTTTTTGAGTTTCTGCTTGGACTTCATTTAATGTTCCTGTTTCTAAATCATAACGTAATGTGCAAGCTGTGCCTGTCTCACCACTAAAACGATTTTTAAGTATGTTAAGTTTTGCAAGATTATCACTTGATTGTAAATCTCTATTCATAGAAATAATCATGTCAGCTAATTGTCCAATGCTGGCGGAGCCCCTAAGACTATTCATAGATACTTCAACACCATCTTCATAACCTTTGTTTCCTTCTGGTCTTTTTAAATGTGAAACAAGTATTAATCCGATACCAGTTTCTTCAACTAATGTTCTTAATTTAGAAACAAAATAATCAATTAATTTACGTTCATCATTTGTGTGTTCATCACCTAAAGCTGACAAAGCCATATGTAAATGGTCAAGCACAACAAAATCTACTGCACAAGCTTTTGCCAAGTATCTTATTTTAGACAATAAGTTATCAGCAACGGTACTACCAAAGTGGTTATATAAATAAAACTTCCCATTACCAACAGTATGTTTAAAAGTCTCTTGTAATTCGGCATCTGTTATTCCCTCTCTAGTTAAGTGTAAAGGTTTTTTTAATTTAACTCCCATAATTCCTAAAGCACTTCTTTTAATGCTTTCTTCTAATGCTATGTAACCAACAGTAAAATCTTGGTTTATTAAATCTAATGCAACATGTCTGCAAAAACTAGATTTACCAACTCCAGTACCAGCAGTTAAAACTACAAGCTCACCTTTTCTTAAACCATAAGTTTTTTTGTTTAAGCAATTAAAAGGATATTTAGCGGTAACATGTTTTTCTTCTTTTTGTATTTCTTCCCAAAGGTCAGCACCTAAAATAATTCCATCAGGTCTATACGCTTTACTTCCCCAAACACAATTAGTTAATTCAGCTGCTTTACCTGCAACTAACATTTCATTTGCATCTTTTAAAGGTATCGTACAAATCTTTGCTTTGTTAGGTGAAAATAATTTAGCACATTCTACTGCTGCTTCTTGACCATACTTATCTTGGTCAAACATAAGTACAACAGATTCAAAACCTTCAAGCCATTCAAGTTCTTTTTGAATATCTTTTTTAGCTCCTGCTGCACCTGTTTTAATACTTACTACTGGGAATTTATTTTGATTAATTTTAGAAACAGACAAGGCATCTATTTCACCTTCTGTTATAATAACCATTTTACCTTTGTCACGCCATAAGTGTTGTCCAAACAATGTTGCTTGTTTAGGGTCACCTAGCCATTGAAAAGTTTTATCTGGGTATCTTAATTTTTGAGCTACTAATGTTTTGTTTTTGTCATAGTAGTTGGCAATGTGGCAAGGTCTTCCAAACCAAGAGCCAATTTGATAATTAAATTTTTGTGCGGTGTCATAATCTATTTTTCTTTTAGTTAATTCTTTTACGTCACCTGTTATAAAAGTTACATCTTCATTTGTTTGTTTTGGTTTCAAATCGTTTAATCCTTCTTTTCTTGTGTTGCATGAAAAACAAAAAGTATGTCCATCATCATAAACTGAATTAGCATCACTTGAGCCACATTCATCACAATGTGTGTGATATAAAAAAATACTCTCTGTTTTATTCATAAAATCCTTAGTTAAAGTTAACCTACTGGGTATTACACCCAGCAGGCACAAACAAACTATCGCAACAATTCTTTTACATTGAAATGCGGCGATAAAGAGCTAGTCACATCTCTGTGACCAACAATCTCAACATCATTGTATTCTATTTTTAATTTAGCAATCAGTTCTATAAGGGAACTATATTGTTTAAAAGTATAATTACAATCAGGTTGTCCATCAGTTGATTTACCACCAATTAGGCAAATACCAATAGAATTTTTATTAGACAAAGTAATTGTAGTATCAATATGTGCACCAGCAATTTGAATGTCTCTACCATCTTGCACATCACCGTCTCTGGTTATTACTTTGTGAAAAGCACAAGAAAACAATCCTTCTTTTCTGTGTTTTGTGTCTAAATCTTTTACATTAACATTTTCTTCAGGAGTGGTATCAGAAGAATGTATAACAATATATTTAGTTTCTTTTCTTACACTGTTCATAGCCACTCCTTTGGAATGTGTTTGTCAGAATATTTAAAACCATATTTATCACACCACATACCGTATGTTGTAGTAGATTTTTTACTTATTCTACTTTTTGAATTACTAAAGACAAATCTAATATCTAAATCAGGATGTTGTTCTTTAATCAATCTCATTTTTTGTCTGTCTTGTGTGGTAAACAAACCTTTAGTTTCAATAAATATTTTTTTATCAATCAAATAAAAATCAGGTGTGTAGGTATGAGCTTTTTGTGGCTTAGTATATTTCAACTTAGTCTTTTCAAACTCATACACAACACCTTGATTATTTAACTCAGAAGCAATAGCTTCTTCTAATCCAGACCTAAATCCGTAAGTTAAGCCTACAGTTTTAGAAGTCTGTGTTTTCTTGTACAGTCGTCTCTGCTGCCACTTCATTTTCTATTTCTTTTTCTGCGGCTACAAAACCACCTTCAACTTTATCAAAGCCGTAACCTTCAGCACTTCCAGCTCCGCCTTCAACAAGTTCAGTTATTTGTACTGCACGTAATCTTAAAGATACGCCAGCTCCTGCCATAGCAGTGTACCACGGCATAAGTTCAGCACTTACTTTCATCTTACTACCAGACCAAACATTAGTATCAATCATTGGTTTGCCAGAACTATCAAAGATAGCAACTTTAAATGGAATTACTTTTCCATCAGAAGATACTATTTGTGCTTTTCTTTTAAATTTGAACTCAATGTTTCCAGTCTCTTTACCTTCAACAACTTCGTTCTCATATGGTGAATTAGCTTGTTTAATAGCTTTGCCTTTATTTTTTTCTTTAGCAAGCTCCAAGCTTTTCTTCATCTCATCATCAATTTGTTTAATTAATGGTTGAGCTTCTTCTGCACTAACAACAAGATTGACTTTGTAATGTCCATCTTTATCAAACTTAGTGTCAGGTTGAGTAAGCCAAGCGTATTTAGATACACCTTCTGGACTTACTATTTTGACGTAACTATTCTTCGCCATTGTCTTTGTACTCCTCTATTATAAAACCTTTTTGCATATCAGCCACTGCTGAATCAATAGGTCTTGTTCTATACTCTTCAAAGTATTCTTCGTTCATATAAGTTACCTTATTCTATAATGGGTACTTTAATGCTTATGCAAAAAAGAACTCACTTTTGGTTAATTGTTTAATATCTAAATCACCTTTTGCAGGTACTTCAGGTATTTTCTCATGCAGTTCAACAGGTAATTGTTTAAGTACATCATTTCTAAAATTAGCTAATACATCATGTTCACTGAACATAGTAACAAAAGCTTCTCTTAAAGATTTGTTTAATACTTCAACATCTGCCGCAGTTGTACCAAAGCTATCATGCACATTGCAGAAATTAGTAATACCATTTTTATATGCGATATTAACTGTTTCCATCATTGCAGCACTATCAACACTGTGTACAACATTAGGTGCAACTCCATTGCCCATCCTAAGTTTATCAGTTTTGTCAGTCTCTGTGTTAATCCTAGGTTTAATAACTTCACCCATTAACATAGCCTTAACTCTTTTTGATTTCATTTCAGGATATGACTGATACACTGGAAAGCCAACAGGCGTAACCCAATGCACTGGCAGCTGTTCTTTAGCAACTACTCTCGCAATAGTCTGTAAATAATTCATGCCAATTCTAGCTGACTTTAAATTATCACCAATACTATCCCAAATTACACTTGCCAAATAACTAGCAGGTCTGAACACATCTTCCGTAAAAGGATGTTCTTCGCCTTTGTCTTTTCTTTTGGTTAAATCCTCAACAACAAAGTCAGTGCATGAATATCTAGTTGAACCATAACAGATAGTCATAATACTGCGTTTAGTAGTTGAGCGTTTAATTCCATAATCAAGCCATTGCTGTGCAAATGGTTTATCTTCAAGTGCATCCATTTTTAATTTGTCAATAACTGCATTAGCAACTAATTGATAAATGTCTTGTGGTTTATCAGTAGGTGTTAAGTTAACCAACTTACCAGCTTTTTCATCTCTTAACATTAATGAATATATTTGAAGTCCATTACATGAACCATCAACATTCACTGGAATAGTAGAAATAAATCCAAAACCTTCTTCTTTGAATCTCTTCCACTCATCACAAAATGATAAAAATTGAAATGCATTAGAAGCTTCTTCCCATTGTCTGTTAACCATTGGGTCAGTAGCACAATCAATAATCATTTGCTCATTGTTTTTAACCCACTGCTCTCTGTCTTTTAAAGACACTTTATCTTCACCGTACATGTTAGCACCGTGTACCGCTAACCAAAACGCACCTTTGTTTTCTTCGGTAATAGGTTTACCATGTGCAAAAGACAATAAAGCTTTAGCTCCAGATATACTTTGATAATTTAAAAACGCAGGTATGCAATAAGCTCTTCCTCTAAAATCTAATTGCAAAGGAAAATATAAAGTTGCATAGTCTTTAAATTTATCAGCAAGCCACATAATTTTAGCATACAGTAAACGCTTAGAAAACATTCTAGCATTTTCAGTATGAGCCATAACAGCTTGTTTCTTCCAAGCTCTACGACTATCAGCATTAGTCTCAATGTCATGCGGTTTGTTTGGTATTTCATAATTAGTAATAGGCGGCATACCACCAATTGCTAATCCTTTATCCCAAGCTTCTTGCATAACTTTCAAGATAAATTTGTTTATCTTAAATGATGTATTTTGCATAAGATTAACAGCGTTATAAACTTTTGGCATATCAAAGTTTTCAAGTTCTTTTTTAAATAACTTGTTTTTTTGTTTAACCAAATCTAACTCTGGTAATTCTTTTGTCCAATACCCACCACCAACTACAGTTGACCACATTTTAGGTGGCATAACAGTTGGTAAGTATTCAGGATTTAATAACTCATTAAACTCATTACGGTTATTAATCCAGTCTCTAGTTTTTTGAGTTTGTTTTATGATTTTAGCTTTTTTATGATTGATAGTCTCTGTACCAATTTCAATCATTCCAGTTGACATAATCATAAGTTCAACCAGTCTAAGACCAACATGTAATTTTACAGGTGTAGTCCATTCTTCCCAACTAACCACCCCACGCTTGGCAGTTTCTCTAAGTTTTCTACGTTTATAAGTGTAGTTAAATGACCTTTTGTCTAAGTCAGTTTTAACAGTATCATATAATTCAGGATTCAAAAATTTGAAATTCCTCAAAGCTATTTCAGTCTCAACTTTACCGCCAAGCGATATGCAAGTAGCAGTCAAAGGTTTATACTGTGTAATAGTATTAATGATATGTTTACCAGTAATCAAAGCAAGTATTTCAGGTTCCACTTCACACATTTTAGTAAATGCAATAGATGGTTTTCCAATAGTTTGTTTTGATTGTTCTTCTACCCATTCAGCAATAGCCATTGCCAATGGTCTTATAGTGTTTGCAACCATTACTTTACCGTAACTGGTCACACTTTCCTCTTCACGCTCAACATGAGATTGAAGTCTTTTATTTGTTCTGTTTCTACCTAACGCAGCCATTTCTTTTTCATGTGCAAGCTCGTCAGAATATGTCGGCATACTCTCAATTAATTTAGCCAATGTTAACTCCTATAATTATCTTGGGTTAATATTATAATATCTACTATGGGAACCTTAGTCAGGTTCTCTAAAAGTAGTCTGCAATTCCTTTTCTAAGGTCATTGCTGGATGTGGTTCTTTGCTCTCAAGTATTCGCTCAATGAGCGTAGTTGCTCTGTGAGCTACTTGGTTTGGTGTTAGATTATCAGCTTCTTTAAGACTATATGTACGCTGTAAAAATCTAATAATCTGATATTTTTTCTTCCAGTCCATGTATATTACTCCTTTCCTGTTTTAACTGCTATAATTAACATTACAATGCATGCAAGCATTATAAACAATTTTAATTCAACTGGCAATGCAGTCAAATACGCATTTATACTATTCATGTTTTTAGCTCCTATTTTATAAAGTAGTTTTTAAAGTATTGACCTTGTATTACAAAAGGTTTTGTTTTGTATTTAGTATCAATTTCTAATACACGCAATTTAAGCAAGTTATTAAGTTGTCTATTAATTGACCCTGCGTTAAGTTGTGGGTATTTGTCTCTAAGTTTTGCCAATAAAGGTTTTTTCTTAAATGGCACATTCTCAAAAACAAATCGCAATATACATTGTTGAACATCTTTTCTATCATCCTGCTTTATTATTTTAGTAGGCATAAATTGAATATCAGACAATTTATATTTCAAGTTTAATGCACTCCACCTAGTCAATGATGTTGTTTCAGTGTAGTTAGTGTAAACAAACTTAGCTTCCTGATAATCTAAAACTTTAATAACAATATTTTTATATTTGTTAAAATCAGCTTCAGACACACCAGCAGACGCATAATCACAAACGTTTACATTCCAGTGATTAGCTAACTTTTTATTTATAGTGTCATAAAAGATTATTTCTTTATCAGACACAAATCGCCGTCTAGTCTCTATATTGTCTATAAATGAACTTCTAGTATTCCAATCTGTAGAACTCATGTATTTTACTCCTTGTTAAAATTAAATTGCCGTCAAGTCCTTAAAGCAACAGACTAGGCACACCAATAGCGTACCTAGTTTGTGCTTTAGTGTTGTTATTTGTTTTCTCTGGTGTCAATTGTCACGGTAACCATGACAGACCCACAAAAATGATGGTGGTGGTCTTCGTTCAAATTATCCAAAAATTTGGCAAAGTCTCTGGCTGTTATGCCGTCATTGAATTTGAATTCATTTGTGGTAATTGTAAACGGCTTGTTGTTTTTGTCGTACTCATCACCTAAAACGTTAATTACTGCATTGTTTATATACATAGTTATTACTCCTGTTTGTTTGTTAAGTTGCTTATGCAACAGACACCGCCTTTGTGACGGTGTTTCGACTATTAAAAGTCTCATCAGTGTTGCTATTAGTGGCCAGCTTTAGAGTAACCAGCATTTAACTTAATACGCTCAGCAAGTCTGCTGTTTCTAAGCTCTTTGTCTTTGGCTTCTTTAATTATATCATTTACAGCAATAAATGCTTTACGCTGGCCTGAATACGCTTTTTGTAATTCTTTTCTAAAGTCTTCAATATACAAAATACGTTTCTCCTTTGCTTCTTTAGAACCGCCGTCAATTGCATTTAAATGTTTTCCTGTTGTATTGCCCCAAGCATTAGCACGAACCACGAGGCCAGACAAAGTATGGTGGAAAGCAACTAAAGTTGAATAACTAAAATAATAAGTAAAACCGTTGTTTTCATCTCTAAATGCAATTGCTGGTGTTTTACTGCCATTTTTTACATAATTGTAATAAAAAGGCAAATCATAGTCATAGCTATTGTTATTGTTTGTCATAATGTTTAACTCCTATTTGTTTGTTTGTTATTGCGTATGCAATAGACACCGCATTGCAGCGGTGTTTCGACCAATAAAGGTCTCATCAGTATTGCTTTAGGGTTTTGCTGGACTTGGTCTTGATTGAACTTTGAACGGTGGTTCAATGTAATCAATAAAAACTTTGCCATCAATTGAATAATAGACGGCTACTTGCCCAGCCTCTGCTGCGTATTTTTTTGCAATGTCAGCTATGATGGAAACTTTAGCACCATTAATGGCTGTTTCATAGATTTTTACAGGCTCATCATATACTACACCGTCACTGTACCAAACACCTTGGCCATCTGTTATTGTACAGCCTGAAAAAACTGTTACAATTTCAGTTTTAAGACGTGCATGCAATGAAGTTAGTGCAACGCCGTCATTATCATTAACAGGCATGTTTATTTTGCATATTATCATATTATAGCCATCCTTCCTTAGATGCTTTTCTTAGCATCTCAATTTTTTTGTTTTTGTCTGTTTCTTTTTGATAAGCGTTAAAAAACTCCTGTTTTTCAACTTTATCTATGTAACGCTCTTTATGTCGTTGAGCGTGCATATTTTGCACTGCTTTGTTAATTGTGGGCATTGTTATTACTCCTGTTTGTTTGTTTCGCTGTTTACTGTGTCAGCTCATCAGTCATAGATATACTATAAGACAAACAAGCATCCGTAACAGCTAAAAGCCCGCTGATGCGTTTTATGTGGGTTGTCCAGTCGCTTAGAAACTATCTAGAATGCATAATGCAAACTGCGGTGGCACTAAGTTTTAATATGTGTTTAAAGTCCGTTAAAACCAACAAAAATGAGACTTAAAAGCATAATACATATTTAAAACTAATATACAACAGTTATTATAAAGAAATAATCAATAGTATTCAATTACTTATTGTCTATCTAAATAATAAAAAAACAGGCATATCCTAAGAATACACCTGCATTAAACATACTACTAATAACAATACTATAAATAATACATCTATAATAAGTAATGCCTCTAGTATAAGCCATAGTTTATGCATGTAGTAAATACCTTTAGTTAATAGTTAATGAGTAAGTAAATAATAGATATACCCAGATATAACCAGAGTATAACAAGTATAATACTTATTACTAATTACTATACTATATACTTAGGTAAAGCCTGTTTATACTAATATGGGAACCTTAATGTATTTAGTATGCATATGCTTTATGTCATACCATATGTAGTATGCTTATATATTGTGTGTGTGCTTGTTGTTATACCATATGTTGTATGTGTGTGCTGTGTGTGTGCTATGCGTATGCTAAAGGTAAAAAAACAGACAAGCTCACAAGCACGCCAAAACATTTTGACCACCTATAGCATACCAAAAGCCTACCCTACGCCTGCCTGCGTGTCCCTTTAAGCGTCTATATGTGCCTTAAAAGTATTTTTATGGGTACAGGCCTGTCCCTTTTGGCTGACTTTAGGTGATGCCTACGGGGAAAACCGCCTCGGCCAGTATCGATATACCCCCTCATATTTTTCTACCAAATATTTGAGTAAGGTTCCCATATTAGGGAAAAGCTGGGTTAACTATGTGTATATACTTATTCCATCATACCATTATTGTCACCTTTTAAATTGACCATAATGTTGTATAATGCCATAGCTCTATCAGGGGTTTGTAAAGACCATTTACTAGGTGTACCTTCTTTTGAACCCTTTAGCATCTCATTAGCAGCTTTTGTAGTATCACCTGCTCTAAGATGTTTAAGCATTGTAGGAAACTTAGATATTCCCTGTTCTCCCATTTGAAAAACCATTTCTGTAAGTACCCCAAATGCTTCTGGTTTAACAGTAGCCCCATTAAGAAGCCTCTTTGCTCCTTGTGCAGCTGTTAAAAACGTTTCTTTAAACTTCTCCTCAACAAATGCATCATCAACATAATCATTTTCTTTTAACTCAGAATTTTTAGGAAGTTTATATCCAATTCCAACAGTTAAATAACCCTCAGTATCTTTATAAACTTGATTCTTTTTACCCTCATGTTTCTTAATACGTTCTTTAACTTGCTCCATATGTGGGTCATTAATTATGTCTATTTTATTATTTATATCCATCTGTCCTCTCTAGGTTGTCTGCCAATAGCAGATTCCATAAATTGTTCTAATTCTTGGTTTATTAAATCCTCTTTGTGCTGATTATAAGACAATGTCTGGTCTCTATCCATACGTTCTACCCAATAGTTAGCTGCAATAGCCAAAGCATCTATTTGGTCATCATGTCTTAATGCACCTTTATCTCTAGTAATCCTAGTCATTTGTCTAAATAACTGGTGGTCAGGTTCTAATTTAAAGTCTTCTTTAACAAGTAAATCATCAATAACTAACCTGTGGCTATTCATAATAGGCTCTAAAGTATCAATAATACGCTTTTCTTTTTGTATATTATGTCTAACTTCTTCTATTTCACAGGGGTGAATCTTAGCCATTACAGGCTTTAATAAAGCTGTTGCCATACCATCACCAAAGTTACTCTCAATAACTACATAGTTAACTTCTTGTTCTTTAGCAATATGAGATAAACGAGACATAGTCTCATCTGAATATCCACCATCTAATGAACCTATAGCAGTCAAATATAATACACCGTGTAACATCTTTAATACACAGTAAGCTGTCTTGTCTTCCCCACGCCCAGAGGGGTCTATAGCCATCACAGAGCCCTCAAATTTAGTGAATTCAGGGCTGGTGTACATTGGAGCCACATAATAATCGCCTTTAAGCCCAACGTTAGGTAAATCAGGGTTTATAGCCTTAATTTGCTCTACTCCAGATGCCCATTGTATCTTAGCTGGTGCTTCTTTCCATGTAGAACATCCAGACATAACAATTAAATCGTTTAGCTTTAATGGGTATCTATTAGCGTCAGACATAGTAGTGTCTAACATAAACTGTAAATTAAATCCAGATTTACCGTAAGATGATTGTCTTTCTAACAAATCAACGGCATCAAATCTCTTAGGGTCTGTAGGTTGTCCCTCTTTATCTGTGATTTTAGCTATCATAGGAGCTATTTTATGACCGAAACTAATCATTTGTGTCTTAGTTGGGTATAATGCAGTCCATATTCTAGTCTTATAACCACGTTCTTCAAGGTCATTATACAATGACATCTCTGTTTGTGGTGTGCCTAAGAAGATAATCCTACCTACTTCAGGCTTAATAATTGCATCAAATTCTTTTACTGTCTCACCTAATCTATCACGCATAAGCTGCGTTTGTGAGTTATTAGCAGATTCTACGTCATCTGCAATGATTAAATCAGCACGTGAACCTGTTAATTGACCTGTAATACCCATAGATTTCACTGATGGTGCATGAGATGCAGTCGCTGGGGCTACATCAAAGCTAACCTTAGAACTTCTTTGGTTATCTCTAGGTACTAAATGTTTTAATATTGGCATTTCACCAATAAGTCTTTGTGTAAATGTACTAAAGTCATCTGCTCTTGATTTACTAGCAGATACCACTAAAATGTTTCTTTGTGGGTTTAATAAAAGCTGGTGACAGACAAATGCTGATGTAATCCAAGACTTACCTACGCCCCTAAAGGCCTCAATAACAAGTCTTTTCTCAGAACTTTGTAAATAATCAGCTATATCGTACTGTATCGGTGTTGGTTCTGGTAAATTTAAGTGTTTCCAACAAAGATATAAAAAGTTTTTAAAGTTTTTTATTCTATTATCCATCTATATCAAATGGCACATCATCTAAGATGTTGTCAGGTTTCTTTTGTAAACTCTGAGAACTATAAGTTTTACATACATCTAAACATACTTTCATTTCTGAAGCAGTTAAATCTTGTCCTGATTTAAGCTTTGCATAAGCATGCGAAACTAATAATTCTGGTAATTCTTTAATAATCTTATCAATGGTAGATTGATTATTACATTGACATGAGGAATATTCTTTTCCACATGAACATGATTTCATTTCTACTGGTCTATTTTCCACGACCTTGTCCTCTATAGTCATTTTTGTCTTTCTTTGAGTGTCTTCCCTTGCGTTTAATTCTTTTTCTAGGTGAAAATACCTGTTGTGCTTTTTTGGCCATTGCTATTTCTTTGGTTTCTTTAGGTCACAAACATATAGTTTTTTCCAAAGCCTATTTTCCCATCTACTTATGATGGTTAATAAAAACCTTAGAAATTTTCTATACATTAATCACCTCATTAGTTACATCCCAGTGTATTTAAAGGGATTACAGTTATCAATATCTTTTTTCATGTTTTTACATTTACATGATTTTAATAGACAACAAATGCCTATCCATAATTTATATATACATTTATTCATTATATTTCTTTTGCTTTAATGTTGATGTGTCCAACAATCTTATTTTTGTTAGTACCTTCTTTAATTTTATAACCTGAAGTACCATTAGCATTGATGTCAACTTCTTTCCTACTTTTAAGAAGAAGTTTATTACTTTGCTCTTTTTTCTTTTCTTCATGGTTTTTAATAATTAAATCTTTTAATCTTTCCATATTATTTCTTAAATTTATCCATTATGTTCATACCAAAAGAACCAGAAACTATAGTTAAAATAATCCACCAAAATTCTGAAGGAGCTTTTGATAATAATTCCCATCCTAAAACCATGAATGGCTGTGTGTATGGTATAAAATGGGCACCTAATAAACCTGAAAAAAACAATGTTAACCATTCATCCTTCCAAGATTTCTCACTAGAAATAACTTGTTGTAATTGAACTGTTTTAGCAGCTTCAATTTCAGCTATTCTTTCTATTTTTTTAACTTCTAAATGATGTTGTACAGCACCAATAGTCTTGTCAACAACAAGTTTTGCTATTGGGTTTTTAAATAGGAAGCCTAATATAGGTAGCATTTTGATATTTTGATTTCTCACAAGTTAATGTTAATGCAATATTTCTAGCAATTAAATCAGGATTCATGTAATCAACAATTTCTTTACCAGATTCAAAACATTCTTCATAAGTAGAATATGTCATTGGTATTTCGCCTTTGATACATAAATCTAAATTACTTGCACCGATAGATAAAAAACATACTACAGCAGTTAATTTAAACATTACGGTAATAATATGTCTTTTATTATAATAATAAATTGTCCAAAAACCATAATACCCACTGTCCAGATTACTTTGCGTATGCTTGCTATATCTTGCTCAATGTGTGTTAAATGATTTGTTTCAATGGTTTCAATTGATTGGCGAATTAATTTTATATCTCCTTTAACTCTCTCAATTTCAATATTGAGGTCATGTATTTCTTTCATAATTTTAATGCAGAATTGCTCCTTGTCTGCTTATAAATTCAAACTCGTCTTCTGTATATGGGAACATGTTAATTTGTACCTTTTTCTATTTTTTTGTACCAGCAAACACATTTTTTGTTGTGAAAGATTTTACAAATAAGTTTTTTAATTGTTTTCATAATTATGGCTTTGTAGGAAATACAACAGCTTTCACTTCTTCTACTGTTAGTAATCCTTCAGTTATATCTCTCAATGCTTGTCTGTATGCAGACATTTCTGGAGATAAGGTTTGGTCAGATAAAGCATGAAAATCTGTATCTGCTAATAGTTTATTTCTTTTGGCTCTTAATTCATCTAATGCCATTTCAAATTCTACAATAGGAAATTGTGCTTCTATGTCAGCTTTAGGAATAGGTGTTGTTCCATTGTGCCATTTAACAGTATTTATATCATTATTATTTATAGATACTTCTGCTTTTGGATTAATTTTTTGAATTGCTTTTATAATGTCTATCATAATTTATCCTTGTATTTCCATAGCTGTAATTTGTGTTCCAGCTGTGTCTCTATTTATAGAGACTTGGTTTGTGGTATCTCCATTTTTTATTTTTAATTTATATTTAATTTCATCTGTTGAGTTTGGTGAATGTAAATAATGCAATGGTAATACAATTCCAACTTGAGAACCATTATTACCATAATCATAACTACCAAGCCAAGTGCTAGTTGTACTGTCCCCCCATATTTTACTATAACTTCCAGCACCTATTTTTGAATGAAGTGAAATACCATATCTTCCATTTGCAATAGTGTTATGGGAAGTTCTAGCAGGTACATTAGCCATAACATAAATTTTAGATGAAGTTGATGATGGAGTAATTGATAGTTCAAAAACTACACTATTAAATTCAATATCAATTTCAGATGTTGAATTTGAAGTAAATAAATTTGTTGTGTTGGTAACAGTTACAACTTGCAAAACCTTACCACCTACACCTGTATCTAATCCATTTGAACCTATTTTTATTAGTGCCATGATAACCTCTTATCATTTCTTTGTACGAATGTATATGAGTGCAAAGCCATTAGTTATTCTCCTTTGGATTATCAGCTTTGATTTGTGCTATTCTTGCTTTCCAAGATTCAATTCCATTATCGTAAATTTCTTCTAGTTGCTTATCCCAAGAACCATATAAAGATTTTCTAGTTGC